GCCTAGCTCAGTCAGGGTTGGTTGCCCTCGATATAGACCCACGCAATGGTGGAGATGAAACCCTTGCAAAAATAGAAAGCCAACATGGTGTCTTGTATTCTGATTGTGTTGCAGTCACTCAGTCAGGTGGTGAACATAGACTGTTTAGGGCTGAGGAAAACACATCGTATCCAAGTAGCATAGGCTCTGGTCTAGACATGAAGCACAACGGTTACATCGTAGTTGCTCCAAGTCTTGGTGAGCTAGGTCCGTATCGATGGCATGACAATAAATCGCCCATAGCGAAGGTAAACCCCGTGGTGCCATCTGAGCTACCAAAGTTTATTACCGATAGGACACGGGCCAAGACTGAGGCTTACGAGGTGGTTGAGAAGTCTGGGGTACCAGTAGCCACGGCTCAAACGTTTGACGATCTTCGTGATGCCTTGACTTACATTTCTAGCGATGAATATAACACTTGGGTACAAGTGGGAATGGCACTCAAACCATATGGGGAAAACGGATACTCAGTCTGGATGGATTGGTCTTCGAAGTCTCCAAAGTTTGATGCTACAGTTTCGCGCCGAAAATGGGATGTGTTGGATGAACCACATTCAATAACGTTCAAGTCCATCTTTCGTAGTGCGATTGATAACGGGTGGGTTTCCAGAGTTGGTATCACTCCTAAGTCTGTTGATGAAGTCCATCCGTTATCTCTCAAAAACGATCAGGGATCAGGTAGTCACTCTGTCACATCGTTTGAATATATCATGGACGATTTTATGAGCACTGGGATCAACGTCCTCGCAGGTGCTCCGGGTGTAGGTAAAACGACACTTGCTATCCCACTTGCCCTGAGCGTTGCCCATATCTATCCGGTTGACTACGAACTGATACCAACCATACGGAGAAATGTAATCATCATTACCGAGTCAGTGGTTCAGGTCCAACGTATCATTTACTCGGTAGCCACGTTTGGTAACACCGGAGCACGAGAAGAAGACTTTGATTCAGTGAAGGTTATTCCAGCTCGTAGGCTCAAGGCTGACATCGTGGCACAAGTGGCAGACGAATACCGAGAGTGGACCTATCCAAACGAAATGGCTGACGGTGGTACCTTCCATGCCTTGCCATTAGTGTTGTTAGATACAGCTAATTCAATTTTCGATGTGGAGTCGGAGAATGATAACAGTGAGGTAGGCAAAGTGATGGCAATGCTCAAAGAAAAATTTGATGGCTTCCCTGTTATTATTATAAGTCATACGGCTAAGGCTCTAGGCTCCGGTGAATCAGATATGTTATCACCACGGGGAGCTAGTGCTTGGACCGGAGATGCTCAGGGTGTGTACACCATGTTTAAAGATGAGGTTACTGAGGATCGTATCTTACAAACAACCAAGGTCCGGTTTCCAACAGACTATAACGAGTTGACCTTTACATTAGTATCTAACTCAGAACACCATAAGGATGTGTTGGGGTACGATGACATACTCTACTTTACCCACGCTTACGCTCGGCCTCTTAAAGATGGTGAACGCAAAAGCTCAAAAGAAAGAGTGAAACAATCCAAGGCAAACGAGAAACTACAGGAGCTATGTGATGCATTGGTTCGGTTGATTAGAAAAGATCCGGGCCACTCTCGATCCCACTACGAAAGACTATCAACAGCTAAGGGTGGTGTTGCAGGTAGCCAAGCCAGAAAGACCGAGGCTATCGATCACTTGATCGGGGATGGCATTATAAATAACATTGCCTTGCCAGATCAGGTTGGCAGACAAACACATGGCCTGTTTATAAATGAGCAAAAGATTACTAACGATGTATTAGACGATGAAGACTTACCGTTTTAAGGAGACAACGATGTCAAAACCAGATGAGGAGTTTATGCGAAGAATCCAAGATCAGTTTGATAAGATCGTAGATTCAGTACCACACAAAAAAAGAATGAGTGAAAGCGAAAAACTCAGGAGACAGGAAATTAAAAACCGAAAGGATCAGGTGAAAAAAGAATTAGACGAACACGCTCAAGGTACAACAACCAACGAAGTGGATATGTAATGGGAATAGATAGCATCAACTCAAGCCTCATGTGGCACCCAATATTTAATTCAACCGGACAACAAACGGGACTTGAACCTAAACACGTTGAACGACACAAACATCAGACAGATCAAATCCTACCACCACACGATCACGCTGATCACCTGTCACCACCAAATCCACCACGGGGTATCAAGGTAGACATACTCGTATAAAAAAAGAACCACCGTACTTTAGGAATACGATGGCTCTCTATGAAGGAATGTTTTGTTCGCAACCAGAGGAGATTGCATCTCCTGAATAACAAAAGCAAATGTTAACTGCAAGTTAAATATAACTGAGAATGGAGATTAAATATGTTACAGGAAGCAGTATTAGCAGTTGGGATGCAACTGACCTGTCTCGCAGTAACCCTGTACCACGAAGCCAGAGGCGAAGGTAATGCAGGAATGCTAGGTGTCGCTAATGTAGTCATCAATAGAATGCATGACCCACGATGGCCCGATACACTCTGCGAAGTGGTATCACAGGGACCAACTTTAAAGTGGGATGTGAACGCTCCACTCAGAAACAAATGCCAGTTCTCGTTTTATTGTGACGGCAAGTCTGACATACCAACCAACCAGAAAGCATTCTCTAAAGCTGTCAGGATAGCCGAGGATGCATGGTACAGTTACAACCTGAGTGTTGACATAACTGAGGGTAGTACCTTCTATCACGCAACGTCTATTGACCCCAAGTGGCCCTATAAATATATACTGACTATCAACAACCATAAGTTCTATAAATAATGCTATATGTTCTAAATGTTCTAAATGTTCGGTTTTTTAAAAACAAATTCCGAACGATCAAAATTAGTGGTAAATCTGAAGTCATCAATCGTCAGAGAGAGGGGCTATTTTATAGCCCTCTCACGCCGATGATTAGATACGTTCGTTCTGTTCGTTTTTACTATAGGGAAAACAGAACGATCAAACGGCTATTTGGAGCTTAAAAATGGTGGACAAAAAGAACGACAAAAATAAGACAAAAAATAAGACAAAAAAACCTGACCTGAAATTGATCAAAACAAGTGATCGTTCGGTTTCTGAAAATAAAATCCGAACATATAAGAAGAACTCACAACGTCCTAATGCTAGACAATATGATAGGGAAAAAATTACAGGCTTCGTATGCTATCAAATTGCTCAGGGAAAGTCTCTTCGATCAATTCTTGATGGGGATGACGATCTTCCTTCGTCTTCAACTTTCCTCGATTGGATGGGGGCCAGCTCTGATTTAGCCGAACAGTACGCGCACGCGAGGCAGATGGCCTACGAGCTACTAGCTGATGAGATCGTAGCGATAGCTGATGAGAACTACACCACCGACGAGCATGGAGTTCGTGAGCGTTTATCGTCAGAGGCGATCCAACGCAACCGACTCCGTGTTGACACAAGGAAGTGGATGCTCAGTAAGATGCTTCCCAAAGTGTATGGTGACAAGCTAACCCAAGAGGTGACAGGGAAGGGCGGTGGTCCAATCCAACTGGCGGCGGTCGATCTCCGAAACTTGTCAGACTCCGAACTTGATGATATGCAGAAACTGCTCGACAAGGTGGGGAGTGATGAGTCTAGCTGAGAATATAAATACAACGAGTCCTGCTGTACTGCGCGATCTTCTCAAGAGAGAAAAAGAAAGACGGGCGGCGAGTGCTTCACTCTATGAGTTTGTCAAACAATCATGGCACGTTGTGGAGCCCGGAACAAAGTTCATTGCAGGTTGGCACATCGAGGAGATATGTGAACACCTACAGGCAGTGACTGATGGCGAGATCAGAAAGCTACTGATCAATATCCCACCGAGACATAGTAAGAGTACCATCGTCAGTGTGATGTGGCCCATGTGGGAATGGCTGACTCAACCGGAGCAAAAGTTTCTCTGTGCGTCCTACTCAGGCAACCTATCCATAAGAGACAACCTGAAAGCCAGACGGCTGATCCAATCGCCGTGGTATCAGGAACAGTGGGGTCACTTGTTCTCGCTGTCCGGTGATCAGAACGCCAAGCAAAGATTCGAGAACGACAAGACTGGATACCGACTCGCCACATCGGTTGGTGGTACTGCAACGGGGGAAGGTGGATCGAGGCTGATCCTTGACGATCCCCACTCGGCACAGGAAGCACAGTCCGATACAATTAGAGAGAGCGCACTGGACTGGTTCGATATGGTGTGGTCCACTCGACTGAACGATCCGCGCAATGACGCGATGGTCACCATCATGCAACGGCTACATGACCGAGACATATCGGGCCACATCTTGGATGACATCGGGGGATGGGAACATCTGATGATACCAGCTGAGTGGGATGGTGTGGAGAGGCAGTCGGTACTCGGAGTGTATGACCCACGGGAAGTAGAGGGCGAACTAATCTGCCCTGAGCGATTCGGCAAGAAGGAGATCACCGAACTCAAGCAGTTGTTGGGAACGTATGGCACGGCTGGCCAGTTGCAACAAGACCCGACACCGAGCGAGGGTGGTATACTCCGCACGCAATACTTTGAGTTGTGGCCTCACGATCAGGGGCTACCCCCGTTCGAGTATATTCTCCAAAGCTACGATTGTGCCTTCACGGAAAAGACAACGGGTGACCCAACAGCCTGTACTGTCTGGGCAATGTTCACCCACGAGGGCGAGAGGGGCGTGATGTTGATTGACGCTTGGTCCGAACACCTGACCTACCCAGACCTTCGGGCCAGAGCGATTAAGGATTGGAACACCGAGTATGGGGGATTGAGTAAGGATAGCCCATACAGTCGAGCACGCAGACCGGATCGGATATTGGTCGAGGCCAAGGCGAGTGGGCAATCACTCCTACAGGATTTGCGATTGGCGAAGGTACCGGCCGTGGGGTACAACCCCCACAACGCAGACAAAGTCAGTCGAGCACATCAGGCTGCACCGATCTTGGAACTGGGCATGGTATGGATACCGGAGAGTAAAAAGAATCCGGGCCATAGGGTGAGTTGGGCCAATGAGTTCTATAGTGAGTTAACGAAGTTTCCGGTTGCAGCGCACGATGATTATGTGGACACATTTACTCAAGCTATGATATATCTGAAAAATGATCGTTGGTTTGAGCTACCGCAGGCTATGGATATTGACGAGCCTATCAAGCCCGACAAGCCACGGATCAATCCATATGCCGTGTAGGAGTTAGTATGGCTATTACCTATGAAGAAGCGATAGCACTAGACCCCAATACGGGTGAAGTAAACATGGATTTGTTTAAGCAATATGCTGATCAGCAAGCTGCATCGTTAGCAAACATGAGGGCTAACCCTCCCCAACTTAGCGGAGCATTGCAGACATTACAGGCCAACCCAGAATTATTGAATCAGGCTACAGCGTATGTTGCATCACAAGGTGTGGCACCGGGTGCAGACTTTCAGGCACAAGTAGAAGACTTCGCTGTCCAAAGCCCTGAGAGGCAATACCTGACTGTTAATCCTGATGTACTTGCACAGGCAACTACAGACTATCAGAATAGGTTTGGTAATTCATACACGCCAACGTCAGAGTTCGAGGACAACTTTGCGAGACAGCATTATTATGGCACGCCATTTACCCCAGACTTTGGGATAGAAGATAACCGATATGGTTTTGGTATGGAGTTGCCAAATGTCAATTCTGGTTTGATGAACATTGCCAAGATACTAATGAATGTTGAGGACAGAAATTATGTTGGTGACAATCAGGATATGTCTAGACCCACTTATATTTTCAACGAGGAGATAGATAATCCGATTGCATTGAGTAATGTGTATGGTGACATAGGCCAGAACTTTAAAACCAATTTGCTTGGTAGTGGTGCAGGCGGTGGTATGAATGAAGACATGGCAGGTCAAGATATGTCTAGGTTCTTGCGTAATGTATTTGCTCCGAGCACTAACATGGGCGGTCCTTCCATGTTGGATGATCTTGGTGGTGTAGGTGAATTGGCGAGAGCGTATGGTATTCTAGGTGTCACGGGTGAGGGTGACAGTTATGCTGACAAACAGGTAAGGGACATTCAGGAATTGTTGTCTGAGTATGGATCATCTTTGAACATGGATGGCACGGGTGGTGCAGATGCAATGAGGGCAGACGTTGGAACAGCAGACATAGGAAACTTTTCTGTTGGCAATGTTATGGATGCTTTTGGAAATGCGCCACCATTAACGCCAACTGCGGCAGCATTCAAAGCAGCAAGAGTTATTGATAGCATGATGTACGACAACATGAGTTTTACTGAAGCGTTAGACGATGCTATGGGTTTTACAGATGGGAACCCCTATACCAATCCCCCTGTTGGGTTTGGTGATTTCGGACCAGACGGAAGTAACATATAATGAGCACGCCATCTTTAAAAGAAAGTCTCAAACTTAATACGCCAAGACGCACGCCTGACCATAAGACCAAATCCCATGTTGTTAAAGTTAATGACGGTGGAACTGAAAGACTCATCCGGTTTGGACAACAGGGTGTGACTACGGCGGGCAAGCCCAAATCTGGTGAGTCACAAACCCAGAAGAACAGACGGAAGTCATTCAAGGCGAGGCACGCTAAGAATATTAAAAAGGGTCCGACATCGGCCGCGTACTGGGCGAACAAAGTCAAGTGGAATGAGGGTGGTCGCGTGTTGGGTGTCACCGGAGATGACCCACTAACTGAAGCGATGACCGGAACGTTGGGTCAATTCAGAACGACACAGGACCGTGATCCTCGAACTGTTACACAAGAAACAAGTCTTCTAGCTGATTTAAATGAGGATGGTCGGATTGATTTCTATGATGGGTACGAGGCGGTGCGTCCGTCCTATCCGAGTGAAATCGGGGGAGCCTTGAAGCAAGCGACAAGTAACATCAGTCAGGGTGACCTTGCGAAAGGCGTGGCGATGTTAGGGCTAAGTGGCCTGATGGCTGCTGACTACGTTCCCGGTGCGAAGTTTGCTACGAGCACGATAGGCAGACCGATCAAGAGTTTCTTACAGGACATTGCAGGGAACTTACCAGACACTTCTGTGTTAGAAGCTGCGAGTTACAAGGGCCGACTCCGTGATGCACTTCGTGGCAGTAAACAAAAGACGATGACTATACCACAAGTAAAGAAACAACTTGAGGGTGTTAGTCAAACGGAGAAACGCTTTCTTGACCCAGAGCTTGAGAACATAAGATACCAAGCCAAACTTCAGGAGATGGCTGGTGAAAAACCCGATGACACGGTAACCACCGAGTATCTAGAAAAGGTATTGGATAAGACGGAGCCGGGTAGAAGTTATGCGACAAAATCGGGTACAGTTGAACGTTATCCTACAGTTCTACAAGAGAAAGAGTTTCCCGCATACGAAGCCCCTTACTACAACACAATGCGAAGGCCAGAGGGTGTATTTGGGGATGATGGTGTTATATCAGATGAGTATAAAGAAATTGTTGTAACGTTAACACCAGAAATGAAACGTCAGTATCAAAGAGAATTGCAGAAAGCGGGAATGGACGCTGTGGATGTTGAAAACGTTCACTATGCAGATTATCCCAATGCTGTTTTTCATATGCGAGTAGATCAGGTTGCTGATCGGCTACCTGACGGAAAGTATAAATACGTTACGTTTTCGGAAGAGTTTCAAAATGACACTGCGATAAAAGTGGCAAAGGAAGGTGAGTACGATCAATTTACTCCACTAACGTTAAGTTCATCAAACCCCACTAGCAGAATCGAAGGACTTAAACTAGACATCACTGAGCAAATGTTGAAAGAAGATCCTTTCAATACGTCTAAGTCATCATTAAAATTATCGGGTTTGCCAACTGGAACTGAAAATATCGAAAGAGGTTTTAAAGAACTGCCCGAAAAAATTTCGCGTAAAGACAAAGCAGAGCTTCAAGAGAAGATAGCTTTGGAGATTGAGGAAACCAAAGAAAAGCTAGAAAATGCTTTGTACCTCGATCCCCCAACAAGGGAAGTACCATTCGAATCGACACGAGGAACGGTATACGAAACGGCACGGAGAAAACAAGATGATCCGTATGCCATAGAGGAAATAAAATACGAACTGCAACGATTAGATGCACAAAGAAGATTATTAAATAATGTTAACACACCAGAGGGTGTTCCCAAGAACTTTCCGTTTCTTAAAGAATGGCCCAAGTTAGCAATGCAAAGGCTAGTCAACGAGGGGGTTGGTAATAGTTCAGATGCTATCGGGTGGATCAGTGGTAATCAATCCGCGGCGGTTAGGAATGCAACCAGACATATCGAGGCTTTTGAATATGATCCATCAAATGGTGTATTCAAGTATCAAGACCCTGTCAGGAACAGAGAAATTGTAGATGATCTAGGGGGAGATTTTGCTCCCGAACAAATTCTAGAGATCATAGGTATGCGATATGGTGAGGAAATAAAAAAAATAATCCAAGCAGCGCCATCAACTGAAGTAACGCAAGTTGCTTTTAATAAACCTATCGTTCGAGATGTTGTTTTGCCTGAAACATCGGCATCTAAAGAAAAAAATTTAGCCGAGGGTGCGAGAACGTTATATGACACTGTGATGGTGAAAGAAGCCAAGAAGCTAGGTAAGAAGTATGGGGTTGAACCTTACCAATCACCTAACGGAGATTGGCGAATGGACATCACGCCAGAAATGCGTGAAGACTTTATGTTAGATGTGACCTATGCCGAGGGTGGAGCAGTTGAGCTTGACTTGGGTATGGATGAAAGAGATTACCAACGAGCAGTTACCAAAGAGACATCAAGCATTGCAGATTTAAATGATGACGGTGTTGTCAACTATGTTGATCTGGTTGAAGCATTGCGTCCGACTGCTCCGCAAGAATTACAGGAAATGGGTCAAACCATTATAAAATTATTGAGCGATGATGAGATTGCCAAGGCAACAGCAATGGCTGGGATGATGGGTATAAGCCTGATACCGTTTGGTCGCACTGCTACGGCTGGACCAAGGCGTGATATGACACGAAGTGTTATGAAAGAGTACGATCCAAATATTGTCGAGAACCGAGCCGAGGATATTGTTAAAGGTGTAGAGGGTCGCGGTGGTAGAGGTCCAGAGTTGAAATCTGGTCAAGATGAAGTTGATTATTCCAAACTTAGAAAAGAAGAGATTGATCCTCTTGGGTATCAGGCAACCAAGATGGATAAACCACCAGATCAAGTTGATGTTGAACAAAGAACAGTTGTTCAATTACCACCAAAGAAAATAATAAAAATTGAAGATTTGGAAGGTAAGGTTGCTATTCCTCTTTATGGAGATCGTTCAAGTCTCGGAAAAGAAATAAGCAGAGTTGATGATATAAAACTTGAAAGACCTGTCACCACATATGGTGGTAGAGACTTTATGCGTGGCGATGCAATCGATGTGAAAGGTGGTCCGAAACGTATTTCAAATGATCCGGATACAGCTATTTGGGCATCTGGTCAGAATATCATCACTCGATTAATTACCCGTGCAAGAGAAGAAGCAGAAAAAACAGGTAAAGAAGTCGTTGGTGTAACTGGAACAATGGGTCCACCAGCATTAGATTTTAATAGCTTCACGCCAGAGTTGTTAGCAGAAATGACTGCCGTAACAATTTCTCGTGGTGGTATGAAGAAAAAAGATATGGCAAGATTTGATGAATTGATGAGAACGCAAGTTACGAAGGACAAAGACTTCAGGCCAGTAGAAGATTGGCCCGGAATAGATTCACCGGACCTTCGGGATTACATAGTAAAAGCACCATCAAGAGTTCGTAAAAAGTTCATGCGAATAATGGAAAAGGCAGAAGGACAGAAAGCCGGATTTCCATCTTCTGGTAAAGCAAGGGTTGCTACCACAGACGAAGCTCAAATATATACACCACCCGGAATGTTTGGCGGTGCTATTGCAAAAATTGATCTTGATGCCGATGCCATCACTGATCCATTAATTCCGCACCCAACTTATAACACCCAAATGTCTGGCACGAATCTAGGTGGTCTTGAACGAGATATTCCGCAAGCTCAATTTTTTCCAAGATTGTACAAAGAGCGTGAAGGAACATTGGTTCAAGGAAAACCTGAGACAGAGGCCCATAAAGGTACAGCAATACGAACTCAAATACCCGGACAGGAAATTACACCAGAAGTTGTTGACACAATTTCAGCGTCAATTGAAGAAATGAAAAAGCGTGGTTACAACGAAGGTGGTCAACCTAGAACAACTTTCTTTCAAGATTTGTTTGGAAAATTTCTTGGAGCACAAGCGACTGGGGGATTGGAAATAAGTGGTGGTAGAGACATGATAGAAATACCTTACTTTGATCCAAAAACCGAAGAAGTAACCATGAAAGTAGTTAGTCAAGATACCATTAATACCTATGCCCAAATAGGTGCAATCAAAACAGTTCCCGACCTTGGTGTAGTTATTGATGGATCAGTGAGTATCGAAGGTGGTGCTGGCAGGATGATGGACAATCCATTTCAAGGTAGCATCCAAGCGGGGCCAATCACAGGTGGAATAACAATTCCAGTTAATGAAGGTTTAGATAGTATTCAAGCCCGTGGAACATACCGTCCGAGTGGTGGACCAATAGAAGGTGAATTAAGTTATGAAACTCCTATGGGCAGAATAGGATTTGGTGGAAGTTACGATAAAGACTCAAACAATTTCAACGTTGGATTAAAAGGAAGAGTAAATTTTGCTGAGGGTGGGGTTTACAACGCCAAAAAAATCGACATGATGTCTGATCAGATACTGGAGTCATATGATGTCTGACGAAACTATGATGGACGAAGAACAACAGGGTGAAACTGTTGCTATTCCAAACGAGTTAGCTGAGGTAGAAGACACAGATGATGGCGGTGCTCTCATTCGTCTTGATGAAATGGAGTTGAGCCAAGAGCAAAGGCTTGCACATTTTGCTAATATTGTTGAAGAAGTAGACCAGAATAAACTTAATACTGCTATCGTTGATCTTGTAGACAAAATCTCCAAGGATAAAGAGTCTAGAGAAAAACGTGATAAACAGTATGAGCTAGGATTACAACGTACTGGCCTCGGTGATGATGCTCCGGGTGGAGCACAATTTGAAGGTGCTAACCGTGTCGTACATCCGATGTTAATCCAAGCGTGCGTTGACTTTTCCGCACGATTTATGAAGGAAGCGTTTCCATCTAACGGACCCGTAAAAAGTAAAGTTCAGGGTGAGCAAACGCCAGACAAATTAGACAAAGCCAGACGCAAAACCGAATTTATGAACTGGCAAACCACACAACAAATGCCTGAGTTCCGTGCTGAACTAGAACAATTGAGCACGCAATTACCCCTTGGTGGTGGGCAGTATATGAAATTTATGTGGGATAGTTTGCATCGTAAACCACAATCTGAGTTTATCCCAATTGATGATGTATACTTACCGTTCGCTGCTACGAACTTTTACACGGCAGAACGTAAGACCCATGTGCAGTATATCACCAAAATGGAATACGAAAGACGGGTTACATCTGGTATGTATATCGATGTTGATCTGGGTTATCCGAATGAACCAGAGTATAGCAAAGCAACTACTGCTAACGACAAGATAGAAGGTAAAAGTGAAACGAGTTATAACGAAGATGGTTTGAGAACTATATTTGAAATCTATACGTTTATGGATTTCGATGATGGATTAGAGCCATACATCCTGACAGTAGATAAAACAACCAACAAGGCGTTGTCATTGTATCGTAACTGGGAAGCAGACGATGAGATGAAAAACGAGTTGGATTGGATTGTTGAGTTTCCTTTCGTCCCGTGGCGAGGAGCCTATCCTATCGGATTAACTCAGATGATCGGTGGTTTAAGTGGGGCAGCTACCGGAGCACTGAGGGCATTGATGGATAGTGCTCATATTCAAAACATTCCCACAATGTTAAAGCTAAAAGGTGGTCCGAGTGGACAAACAATTAGCTTGCAACCTACCGAAATTGCTGAAATTGAAGGTGGGGCGATGGTTGATGACATCCGAAAGATAGCGATGCCACTGCCATTTGGTGGACCAAGTCCTACACTGTTTCAATTACTAGGGTTTTTAGTTGATGCTGGCCAAAGTGTGGTTCAAACATCATTTGAAAAGCTAAGTGATACCAATCCAAATATGCCTGTTGGCACCACAATGGCTCTTATTGAACAGGGTATGGTGGTGTTTAGCTCGATACATTCACGTTTACACTCGTCTATGGAGCGTTGTTTTAAGATTCTACACCGAATCAACAGTGCTTACATGGTGGACGAAGACCTACAAGGCAATGAAGCTGGCCTTGAAATAGAACCAGTTGACTTTGATGGTCCTATGGATGTCGTTCCGGTTAGTGATCCAGCTATTTTTAGTGAAACACAACGGTTCGCACAAATCCAAGCTATCATGGAACGTGCTCGTTTGATGCCTCAAATGTATGATGCACGCAAAGTTGAGGAAATGTTCCTGAGAGTTATGAAAGTTCCAGACTCAGAGGTGTTAATTGACCCTCCCGGAACTGAAAATCTTGACCCAGTTAGTGAAAATGTGGCTGCTGCGTTGGGTAGACCCGTGTATGTCCTGCCCGAACAGGACCATATGGCACATATGTTGACGCATATGCCCTTCCTGAAGTCTCCGTTGTTCGGTGGGAACCCTGCCATTCAACCAACTTTTCTGTATCCAATGGCAATTCATCTGAGAGATCACCTTTTAAACTATTATTTGGTGGAAGCTCATACGGCAGTCCAAATGGCACAGTCTCAAAATTTAATTAAGGACGAAGCACGGGAAGAAGTTACGGTAATTAACCAAGTTCAACAGTTTATAGAGCAACAATTAGGTGATTTCGGGCAAGATTTGGTCAAAATAACTGCCGAAGCACAGAAATTCGCTCCACAACCACCAATGGCACAAGACAAATCGCTAGAAATTGCCCAAATGACGTTGCAACAGCGTGCAGAAACAGATCGAGCCAAGATTCAACAGGATCAAATAGAGCTACAGGCCAAAATGGAGCTTGAAAATCAGAAAATACAACTAAAAACTACCGAAATGGCAAACGAAGACCAACTTGAAGCAGCTAAAATAGAGAATGACATTGCAGATCGTCAGGCTAAATTTGATTTAGAGGCTATCAAACAAGAAAACGAGAACAGAAGAAAGGCTGAGGACTTAGCAGCCAGAGAACGAATGAATACGTCAGATAACGAGACAGCTAAATTACTCGCAGCTGCTGAAATGGCTACGGGTGAAAAGGTGGCAGTATCCACCGGAACAGGAATAAATCCAAACCCAACACCATAACTGACAAAGAGTAGAACTTAAAACATGGCGTTTTTGCAGAGTAATATTCCGCACTTCAAATGTTGGGTGCGAAGAGAGTACACCTACAATCACGAGCAGTTTCACGGTGAATTTATCCATGCTATGGCAATAGCCGTGACAACAATACCATGTCGGAGTCTCAGCTTTCAGTTAATTTTTACGGGTGCAGAAACATACGATACCGATGAACCGAATGTTCATGGTGGTGCAATGTGGGCTAGAATGCCTATTACAGCCTTGGTTGGCGATACACCATTAGATGATTGGCCTACACCGATGGCAACTCACGATGCTCAACCGTGGGATTGTTCATCTAGAACGCATAGTGTTTATGTCTTGGACCGATGTACACCGTGTCCTTGGTTAGCAAAAATTGATGGGGAGTTATTCCCCGCAAAGTATTATTTCACTGTTGACTATACAGATTCAGAAATAGGAGATGACCCTGCTCAACATAAGCAGTCTCATGTTCTTGAACTTCTGGATGCAGGTGAGTGGACAGGAAATATTGTGGCTCTACCAAATAATCGTGTGAGAGTTACGCACCCTGCGTGGTTTGAGGCAGGGGAAGGAGCACCGGAGTTTCGTCCTTCTCAGTGGGTACATTATAGCAAATCTGACTTGGATTATACTCTGGATGTGAATCGTGTTTTTGACAATCTTTATAAGGAGAATCCAGATGGGTTACAAACGAAACCGCGACAACGAGAGAGAAGCCCAAAATCCAAGAAAACTAAGTAAAGGCCCACGCAAAGAACCAACTGGAAAAGTTGCTGGCACTATGTCACCTCGGCATCAGTATAAGCTAACTGGTAACGCAAAGGGCTATATGTCAGCGTGAACTTAGAAACAAAATTGTTGAATGCTCTCAAAGCCAAACAGTTTGAGTTTGCTGACGAGGCTTTGAGACATCCACAAAACCGCGATGCTTTTGAGTACGGGCATCGTTGCGGAATGATGGCTGGTTATGAGGCATCAATTAACGTACTATTGCAACTTTTAGATGAGGAAAAATTTGGTGACAAAAACATATGAGAACGCAATGAAAGAGGCATTCCCCGCGATTGACGCAGGTATACAGCCTTTTGGTAGCCGTGTTCTGGTTCAGATAAGGACAGCTAAAAAGAAAACAGCTGGCGGTATAATCCTGACTACAGATACTAAAGATACCGAAAAATGGAATACACAAATCGGGAAGGTTATGTATGTTGGACCACTAGCTTTCAAAAATAGAAACACAATGGAATTATGGCCTGAAGGTAGTTGGTGTGCCGATGGCGATTTTGTAAGGGTTCCCAAATACGGTGGTGACCGATGGGAAGTGCCATTAGATAAAGACCCGAATGGCGAAAAAGCCCTGTTTGTTATTTTCAATGACCTAGACATCATTGGTAAAGTGACAGGTGACCCACTGCAAATAAAAGCATTTATCTGACAAGGAGATAGAAAATGGCAGAACTAGGAAAAGAAGACGGTGACGAAATGCCTGATGACAACGAGGTTGTCATTGTTGAAGATGAAGCACCACCAAAAGAAAACGCAGAGGATGTAAAAATTACTGAGACTGCTCCAGAGGAGACAGAAAAAGTCGAATCTGCTTCGGGCGAAAATGAAGAACGCGAAAGCATCCGTGAGCGTAGACGCAAAGAAAAAGTAGACCGTAAACAACGTAGAGATACAGCTATCAAACGTGATAAAGTTGAACTTAATTTTCTTAGAAAGCGTAATGAAGACCTTGAACGGAGAGTATCTGCTCAAGAAAAAAAATCGCAAAACATTGAAATGGGAAATTTAGATCAACATCTTGCAGTAGCTCAGAAAGAATTGAACCTTGCTGATCAAGTAATTGCTAAAGGCGTTGAAAATCAAAGTGGGCAAGATGTACAAAAGGCGTTGCAATATAGAGATCAAGCTCAGAAAAAAATAGCTCAATTGGAGCGTCAAAAACAGCAAGCTAATATTCAACAGCAACAACAGCAACAACCACAAACACCTGTTGATGACAGAGTGATGGCCCATGCCCAAGAGTTTATTGATGATAATCCGTGGTATGACATTAACGGTGGGAACGAGGAGTCAAGTATTGTTAATGCTATTGATGCATCTTTAACAAGAGAAGGTTTCGATCCTGCAACAGATGAATACTGGGATGAGTTGACAGAAAGGGCATCCAAAAGACTGCCTGAAAGGTTCGAAGATTTCGTTGATGAGGTTGGAGATCAAGAAGAACCTACCCCTGTCAAGAAAAAACGTGTCGCCCGTGGTGGTCCTGCTGTTGGCTCTGGGAAAGAACACGCACCCGCGTCCACTCGTAAAGAAGTTTACATCAGTCCTGAGCGTAAACAAGCCATGATGGACCACGGTGTTTGGGATGATCCGGTGCTCAGACAGAAGTATGTCAAACGGTACATGGAATGGGATCGAGCCAACAAAACTTAAACAGGCTTGTGTTTTTTTAAAATTAGATTTATATTTCAAAAATCGCTGTAAAAGGAGCGACATTTAATGTCAGACGAACGAATTAAGAAAACCT